GTGACACAAGGTAGTATGTTAATTACTAAAAAATCTAAACTAGAAACACCAGAACCATTGGACGCTACCCCAAATATAATAGGTAGGGAAGATATTCCTGGAGTTACATATGAGGAGAAATAAATGTTTAGTATAGGTGTATCACAAGCTGGAAAAGTAAATGTTATGACATCAGATCAAGGTGGGTTAACAAACGAACAAATAGCAGATTTAGCAGTCGATAAAATAGTTAGTATATCAGATGAAGCTCCTGCTCATATAAGACAACAAGCTAATCAATTTAGAGAACATCTTAAAAAAGTGCTCTACCATTATTTGCTCTTGGCAAGAAAGGAAGAACGAGCTAGTATAGTTCATATCTTAAGATCTAACGGTCAAAAAGAAATGGCTGAATATATAAGGAGACTCTAATATGGCTATAGCACAAGCAATGTGTACTTCCTTCAAAAAAGAGTTATTAGAAGGTGTGCACAATTTTAAAAACTCTGGTGGAGACACTTTTAAGTTAGCACTTTATGCAGAAGGTAGTGGTGGTAAGTCATCTACAACTGCAACACTAGGAGCTACAACAACTGCATTTACTACAACTGGTGAAGTCGCATCTAGTGGAACATATGCAACTGGTGGTGGTTCTTTAACAAGAGTAGACCCAAGCACATCTGGTACTACTGCGTTTACAGATTTTGCAGACTTGAGTTTTACAACAGCTACAATTACTGCGATGGGAGCTTTGATATACAATAGCTCTGATAGTAACAAAGCTGTATGTGTTTTAGATTTTACATCTAACAAGACATCAACATCTGGTACATTTACAATACAGTTTCCAACTGCTGACGCTTCAAACGCTATTATCCGTATAGCATAGGGTAAATCCTTATGGCTAACGGTTGGGGACAAGGCACCTGGGGTGCTGTTGGCTGGGGTGGTATTGGTAACACTTCTTTTGCTGTTACTGGTGTTACTGGTACAACAGCCGTTGGTGATGAAGGAACTACTGCTGGGTCTCTAGTAATAGAGACTGGCTTAGAAGCAACTGGTGCTATTGGTACAGTAGTAGCTAGTAGTGTTCATGTCACCACACCGACTGGTGTATCTGCAACTGCTTCCGTTGGCACTGTATTACCTAAAATACCTATTTCTTTTGGTGTTACTGGTGTATCTGCCACAATTGGATTTTTAACTGGTTGGGGCAACGATGGCTGGGGTGCTGGAGTCTGGGGTGGTGGTGTTTTTGCCGATGTAGGACAAACTCTTCCAATGACTGGTTTAGAAGCAACTGGTCAATCCAATAATCCAACAGTTAGTGGAACATGTACTTTTAGTGTTACTGGTGTTGCAGGTACAATGGCAATCGGTGATGCACTCGCAGGTGCAGGTGCAAGAGTTGTTGAAACTGGACTTACTGGTACAGTAAACATTGGTGATGAAGCAGTTACTGGTACGGCACTTGTTTCACCTACTGGTGTTTCTGCTTCTACATTAATAAGTGGATATTCTGCTACAACAATAACAAAAACGGTAACTGTAGTAAGTGGCAATCCAGCAAATCATCCTTATTACAATGTAGGATCTACAAACAAATACGCTATAGACGGATCAACAGCTACGGCAGATGTTACTTTAGACTTATTTGAAGGTAATACTTATCGATTCGATCAAAGCGATAGTAGTAATTCTGGTCATCCACTAAGATTTAGCACAACTGCAAATGGAACACATGGTGGTGGAACCGAATACACGACTGGAGTAACAACTAATGGAACACCTGGAAGTGCTGGAGCTTACACAGAAATAACTGTGGCAACAGATGCTCCGACCTTATACTATTATTGTTCTAATCATTCAGCGATGGGTTGGACAGCGAACACTCCTATTGTTTATACAATACAAACTACAACTGGAGCACCAGTTACAACAGTTGTTGGAACAACAGCATTAGGCGATGAAACTGTTACTGGTAGTGCAGATATTGCAGTAACACTGGGTAGTTTATCAATTTCAGCAGGAACTCTTGCAATAACAGCAAGTTCTGTGTTATCTTTAACTGGAGTTAGTGGCACTAGTGCAACTGGTGAGGAGCAAGTTTATAGTTTAATTGAACCCACGCAAGTGGCGAACTGGGTAGAAAAGGCGGCATAAATGGCAACATATGTAAACAATCTTAGGTTAAAAGAAATAACCACAGGTGACGAGTCTGGAACTTGGGGTACATCCACGAACACAAATTTAGAATTAATTGGTGAGGCATTAGGTTTTGGAACAGAAGCCATAACAACAAATGCAGACACACATACGACCACAGTAGCAGATGGTTCGGCAGATGAAGGTAGAGCCATGTTTATTAAATACACTGGAACACTAGACTCTGCGTGTACAATAACCATAGGTCCAAATACTTTAAAAAGAGTTCATATGATTGAGAACGCTACAAGTGGATCACAAAACATAATAATATCACAAGGTTCTGGTGCAAACGTAACCATAGGACCTGGAGACACAAAAGTTGTCTATCTTGATGGTGCAGGTTCTGGTGCAGCAGTTGTAGATGCCTTTGTAGATTTAGATTTATCTGGTGGTTCTGTAAATGTCAGTACAGTGAAAACAAATTCTGGTGATATGACATTTGATTCTGCTGGAGACATTATACTTGATGCAGATGGTGCAAATATATCTTTTAAAGACGGTGGCACAGAAATAGCTACATTTAACAATGCAAGTAATACATTAGAAATTGAAACAAAAGTGTCCGATGCAGATTTTGTAGTTAAAGGTAATGATGGCGGTGCTGGAATTACTGCTTTAACAATAGACATGTCAAGTGCTGGAGCTGCAACATTTAACAATGATGTAACTGCTTTCTCTGATAAAAGACTTAAGACAGATATAAGTCCTATAGAAAATGCTTTAGAAAAAGTTATGCAGATGCAAGGTGTTTACTACAAAAGAAATGATGTAGAAAATGCTAAAACTCAAGTTGGTGTATTAGCACAAGACATGGAAGGTATTGTTCCAGAGGTTGTGTTGACAGCAGATGATGAGATGCAAACAAAATCTGTAGACTATGGTAAGTTGACAGCAGTTTTAATGGAAGCAGTCAAACAACTTAGCAACGAAGTAACACATCTAAAACAACAGATTCTTAACGGAGGTTAATCAGTGGCAATACCTAGTTCTGGACAATCTTTAGCTTTTTCTGCACTAAGGACTGAATTTGTAGGTGGTTCTAGTGCAATAAGTCTTGGTGATCTTTACAGAGGTGGTTCTAATATAAGAAAAAAAGCTGCTAATAATCCTGCTACAAATCTCGCTGCTTCTGTTGCAACATCTGGTGCTATTGATGTAAGTGATTATTATGATCAAGCTAAAGGTTTTAGTTTTACATATGCAACTGGTTCTATAACAGAGTCAAATTTAAGTGCTCAGTTTGGTGATGACTATGCTGTAGACTATCCTAAAATTGTAACGATCCCTTCTAGTACGACTCTTGGTGCAGACGATACTGCTGAATATGGATTAGAGGTTGACTCTGGTGCTTCAGGTCCAATAACTATTACCAATAATGGAACTATTATTGGTGCTGGTGGTGCTGGTGGCAGTGCAGGATCTGCTAATGGTGGTAGTGGATCTAACGGATCTGCGGGTGGTGACGCTATGAAAGTCGCTAGTGCTTGTACTTTTGTTAATAACGGAAGTATCTTAGCTGGTGGCGGAGGTGGTGCTGGTGGCGGAGGTGGCGGAAAAGGTGGTAACCTTCAACAACAACAGCAACAACAAACCACTGGTCAACAAGGTCCAACAATTAACGCATCAAACTTTAACACTGGATGGTTTACTGCGTATGGTCCTGGTACAACACCTCAATATGGTGCAAACCCTAAACCCGCTGGAGCTGTTTATGTTAGATGGCAAAATAGTACGATAAGGAATGGTCCTCCTCTAGGGTTGACATCTACAACTTCAGGTCAATACACATATTATAGAGGCACTCTAAACCTTTCTCACAACCACAATAGTTCAGAAAATGATTTCCAATATAATGGAACAAGGTATGAAATAAGAAGAACTTTTCCTCAACAACAGCAATCACAAAACCAAGTATCTGGTCACAATGGTGGTGCAGGAGGTGCAGGAGGATTAGGTAGAGGTTTTCAAAATCAACCTGGAGGAGACTCTGGTGCTGGTGGTTCTTCTGGTTCAACTGGTCAAGCTGGAAATGGTGGTCCTGGTGGCGGAGGCGGTGCTGGTGGAGGTTATGGTCAATCTGGCAGTGGTGGAACAAATGGAACGAATGGAACAAACTCAACCACAAGTGGTGCAAGTGGAGGTTCTGGTGGATCAGGAGGAGCGGCTGGATTAGCAGTTGAAAGAGCTTCACCAATAAGTTTTACTTTTACAAATAACGGAACAGTCTCAGGAACAGTGCAGAGTTAAGGAGTACACAATGGCAACATACGCATGGACAATAGATAAATTATACACAAAAAATATCACAGAAGATGGAACAACTTATAGTGATGCAATAACTAGAGTAGAAGCTACTCTAACTGCAACAAGTGAAACAATAGGCAGTATAAACGTAATTCATGTTGCAGATTTAGACATGAATGTTTCTAATGTATCAGAGTCTTTTACAGCTTATAGTTCTGTGACAGAAGCTAATGTAAAAAGTTGGGTAGAAACTAGAATTGGTTCTGATATGTTAGCAGATATAAAAACAAACATGGAAAATCAGTTACAGTTTTTAGAAAATATTCATAATACCACTGCTAAAGAAGATGCAGATGGAAATGCAACTTTTCCTTGGTAAGATTTTTGTTGAATTATCTTATTAGATCGCATAATATCTCAACATGAATAAAATAATAGATTGTCTTTCAACTTCTCAAGTTGAATTACTAAAGTGTCATATTGATTATTTAATAGAAAACAAATTTGTTCAAAGAGAGCCAATAGAAGGCGATGTATTTTCTGACACTTGTCAAATGTATGCTGACCCTCCTTTTGAAAATGTACTTCATTATCTCAAACCAAAAGTTGAAGAAGCGTATGGTAAAGAATTAGTGCCTACATATTCTTTTTGGAGAAGATATTTTAAAGGTCAAGATTGTCCACCACACAAAGATAGACCTTCATGTCAAGTAAGTATAACTTTAAATTTAGGTGGTGATGGTGGAAGCGATTGGGCGATTTATGTAGAAGATAAAAAATTTGAATTAGGAATTGGTCAAGCTGTTATATATAAAGGATGCGAACAAGAACACTGGAGACATGAACTTCCTTATGATAGCCATTCACAAGTTTTTATACATTACATAGAAAAAGATGGAAAATATTATCCAGAGTATCAATTTGATAAAAGACCAAACCTATACTATGTTCAAAAATAGTGTTTTTTAAATGAACTTTCCTAGCTTACAAGTAAATAATTTTTTCGATAAACCTGACCATATCAGAGATTACGCTGAATCATTGAACTATCAAAAAATTAGCACAAACTATCCAGGATTGAGAGCAAAACCAGAAAATGAATTTGATTTTAATTTATTTGAAAACATTAATTTTAAAATTATAAGGTTGTTATATCCTGATCATCAAATCTTTCAAACAGTAGGATGGAACGCTACGTCCTCATTTCAAAAAATAAAATATGAAGATATTGAAGCTCATATTTTAAACAAAGAAAATCCTGGAAAAGGTTGGATACACAACGATCATGAATCAAAGTTTACAGCTATAATATATTTATCAAAGCATGATAATTGTGGAACTGCATTATACTCTTCAAAAAATAATTATATGAGTAATTTTAATTCAGTAAAAGTTAATCCAGACCTTAAAAATGATTACTATAGTAAAAACTCAAATTTAAATTTAGATGACTATTATAAAAATTTAAATGAACATTTAAACTCATTTGAATTAGATTGTTTATTTAACTCTTCTTACAATAAAATGATAGGTTTTGATGGATCT